GTTAGCCGTAGCCCAAAACGTCACACCAATCATCGCTCAGTCAAACATATTAATCGGCGACGTAGCAACAGAAGACACATACCGCAAAGGCTTAGCCCTGACAGGACTGACCTTTGTGTTGGTGAACAAGACGACAGGAGCTGCAATCACCAGCGGCTCAGTGACAACCAAGATAACTAAAGACGGTGGCACTCAAGGAACAACCTCCAACAGTGCAGCACACGAAGGCAATGGCCAATGGTCAATCAATCTGACAGCGACGGAAATGGATGCAGACATTGTCGGTCTCGCGATAACGCACACCAACGCACTGACACTGTACAAGACGCTAAAGACAAGCAGGTGAGAAAGGTCTGCACAGAGTGCAATCGCAAGGTTGAAGAAGAACTTGTCGGCGTGACTGAACCGTTTTGGCAGGGCTGGCTTTGCGAAGGCTGTTTTGACAAATACCTCAACAACGAACTGACGGAATAAAGATGTTTCAGCTATGCCTGATTTTTCTCCTCAAAAATCCGCTAACCTCCTCCGTAAAGAGCCAATCACAAAACCATAAATTGAAAGTGACTAATACGACTACCAAAATTAAGAAGATCAGGGTTCTCGGTATCACTGGGCATTTTTCATCAAGCCAAAAACAAAACTCACCAACAAAGATATGTGGCGGCCCCATTCCCAGATAAATGAAACACACAAACATGACGGCAACTCCAGCAAATTGGTTCAATATCCAAAAAGACAAAAGGTACGCAGTGCCTATGAATACTCCTAGGCAGACGGACAGTAAGAGCCATCCAAATAGTCCAAAAAGCACTACATAGAAAAAAATTTTAGCTAGTAATCTCAAACCCTACCTCCCCTAACTAAACAATATAAATCGTGGCTAAAGGCACAACAACACGAACGCTATTCATCAACCGGCTCAAACGAGAAGGCCGTGGAGCTGAATGGCGTAGACGCTACAAGGAAGCCAAGAAAGAGTGTGACGGCTGGAAGGAAGCGTCAGACAAAGTAATGGCACAAATGGGCTTTGTGTCTGCTGCCGTCGAGCGGGAAATACACGAACGATTCTTGAAGTACGGAATGGCTGGAATACCTGAACAGCTTGAATCGATTCAACAAGACAAAGAACAAACAGAGTTGATCGAGATACTCGGAGAGTACGACATCAACGACAGTGAGTTGCCAGCTGACATCGCCTTTGTGTTTCACAACCTACACAAGGCAGTTGGCGAGATGACGAACTGGAAGACGAAGCCGGATGATGCTCCAACACCAGGAGCGTGGAACATGCTGATATGGGCCAGTGCCAATCAGACCAAGTTCTTCGACAAGGTGCTGGGTGAACAACTGAAGTCTGGACGCACAACAGAAGATCAAGGAATGAGGGACACACAGGAGAGCGTTGAGCAAATCGAAGCAATGCTTTCCGAACTTTTATAAGGGTGTCTCACATGAAACGTAACCGACTGTTCTACATCACTGGAACGCTTTTCCACATAGCCGCAACTACATATTTTCTGGTGCTCATTTGGAAAACGTATGTGTGGTGGCAGTGGTTACACCGGCTTCAAGACACACTTGAGGCACAGCCTAATGGAATGCTGATTTGAGTTTATACAAGCTTGTCCCCAAAGGACTGAAAGAGAATCTGGAGTTCAGACGTGACCTGCTTCAATGGGCAGACACAATCGAACGACAGCGAACTCTCTGGACTGCTTGTAAGCACGATGTCCTGTTTTTCATCAACACATTCTGCTGGCTTTACGAGCCACGTGGAAGTCGGTTGGTGGGAACAACGAGCAATGTGATTCCGTTTAGAACCTACAAGTTCCAAGACAGAGCATTCCTCGAAATGGATGAAGTGTTAGGTCAGCACGACATTGGTGTTGAGAAGTCGAGAGACTTGGGAGCGACATGGATGTTCCTGACTCTCTTCTTTCATCACTGGATGTTTCACGACTTCAGTAGCTTCGGGATTATGTCTCGTACTGCTGATCTCGTAGACAAGCCAGGAAAGAAAGACACATTGATGTGGAAGCTTGACTTCCTACTCAATGGAGATGGTGGTCGTGGTGGATTACCTGCCTGGATGAAACCGTCCAAGACATACCGCTCAATGATGCTGATGGAAAACCGAGACAACGGTTCGACGTTTGAAGGAGCATCAACAACGGAAGACGCTTTCCGTGGTGGACGTAAGAAAGCCATTGCTATCGACGAATATGCAGCGTTTCCTACTGGTGACGACTACAAAGCGTTGGCAGCGACACAGCATGCGACTGACTGTCGTGTGTTTGTGTCTACTCCGAAAGGAGCAAGCGGTGCTTACTACGATGTAATGCACACGCCATCGAACATCAAGAAGATCATCCTTAACTGGACTGAACATCCTGATCGTGGCGTTGGCTTATACACAAGCAAAGAAGGTGTGCTTGAAATCCTCGACAAGGAATACAAGTTCCCGGAAGGCTACAAGTTTGTGCTTGATGGCAAGGTTCGAGCACCGTATTACGACCAAGAATGTCAGCGTCCAGGAGCAACACCACAGTCGATCGCACAGGAACTAGACCGTGACTACGGCGGTTCTGAGTATCAAATCTTCGGCAAAGACTTGTACGAACAAGGTAAGTCAGGACTGCTTCGCCCTTACGAGCAAGGAATCCTGTTTTATGACGAAGAAGACCTTACTCCCGAGTTTAATGCGACTACGGACGGTCCGTTTAAGGTTTGGTGTCACCGTGATAGTAGCGGTGTACCTGTCAAAAGTGGACAGTACGTGATCGGTTGTGACATCTCTGCCGGACTAGGTGGAGACTACACAAGTAACTCTGTATTAGTTGCTGTAGACACAGTAACCGGACAGCAGGTGGCAGAGTTTGCAACCAACACACTCAGACCTGAAGCGTTTGCTGACCTCACGATTGCAACAGCAAAGTGGTTTAACAACGCTTACCTGATCTGGGAAATGAATGGTCCTCCTGGTGGAGCATACACAAAGCAAGTTCTCGAACGTAACTACGGCAACATTTACTACCGTGAGATCGAGAACAAAAGCTATCGCAAGAAGACACGCAATCCAGGTTGGTTCAGTACGGACAAAAACAAACTTGCTGTACTTAGCCAGATGTCAGCCGCTATTCAGAACGGTGAATACTGCATCCGCAGTGAGAAGCTACTGAATGAATGTCGGCAGTACGTCTACAAGCAGGGGAAAGTCGTACACAGCCGTTCTGTAAAAACGCAGGACGACTCAGCCAAAGGTCAGGCACATGGTGACCGAGTGATTGCAGCAGCAATTGCATGGCATGCGACGAAGGACAGACCAGCACGCAAACCAGTTGAACGAGATGCGTTTGAAGAAGACTTGCCATACGGCTGCATGGCATGGCGACTTAGAGAGCACGAAGACCGTTTAGCGTTACAGAACAACGATGGTTGGTAATGAACCCGAACAAAGAACTTGATCGCACTCGCCTGCTGAAAGCAATTCAGCATTCGACCAAAGCACTAAAGCCTTTTCGTGAAGTGCGTAAGGCAATGGTGCGTGACTTCGTTGGTTCGTACTACGGAATGACGGATGAGCTGAATCGCCGTGAAGTCATCATGAACCTGATGTACCAAACGGCTGAGACATACACCATGAGCTTGGCAGCGAATCGTCCAAGGGTTTTAGTCACTGCTCGTCATCCAGACATCGAATGGTTTGCACACACATTCCAACTGAGCCTAAACAATCTCATTAAAGAGATACGCCTTGAAGACATCTTGCGGAAGGCGGTGATGGACTCTTTCTTTGCCATTGGCATTGTGAAGGTCTACACCGCTGACGCAGGACTCGTACAGCTTGAAGGCGAAGACGAATGGGTTGATCCGGGAAAACCGTTTGCTGAGAACATCAGCCTTGATGACTTTGTGTATGACACAACAGCGAGTGAGTGGCGAAAGAGCTCGTTCTGCTTAAACAAGTTTCGCATTAGTCGTGAGAAGGTCATGAACGACTCGGCTTACGACCGCAAAGTTATTGAGCAGTTAAAGCCAGCAACACAGTATCCGAACTACAGCAACCACGATGGTGAAGTTCCAGTACGTGAAATGCTGAGAGCTGAAACCACAGAACCAGGCATCGACCCAATGCTTGATCTGATGGACATCTGGCTTCCGAAGGACAACCTAATCGTCACGATGCCGGTTGGGAAAGACACAAAGCCAGTACGCATTGTTGAATGGGAAGGACCTGAAAACGGACCTTTTCACACGTTGAGCCTGACGTGTGAAGTACCAGACAACATCATGCCGGTTTCACCAGCGATGAATCTCAAGCCGCTGAGTGATCTGGTTAACGGACTACTGAGAAAACAGAAGCGACAGGCTCAAAGACAGAAGGACATTCCGTTCTATCAGGCTGGACATCAGGACGATGCTCGCCGAATTGAACGTGCCAGTGACGGTGAATGGACAAGAGTAGACAACCCTGACAGTGTGAACGTGATGAAGATGGGCGGTGTTGACTCCCAAAATCAAGCGTTCTCCCACAGCATGAGAGACACATTCGATCGGATGGCTGGGAACTTGCAGATGATGGCAGGTCTTGGTCCACAAGCGGATACGCTAGGCCAAGACAAGCTCATCCATGGTGCTGTGTCTAAGCGAGAAGCGAACATGCAGTACCGTGTCGTCGATTTTACCGCGCGAATCTGCAAGGATCTCGGCCAACTGCTTTGGCAGGACGAGATGCTTGAGATACCGAACGAGTTTGAAGCTGCTGGTCAAACCATTCGTGCAGATTGGGACCCTGAAGTGCGTGAAGGCAACTTCTGGGATTACAACTTTGAAGTCGAGCCATTCAGCATGATGTACAAGTCTCCGAGCGAACGAGTTCAGGGACTGACAAACTTCGTGACTCAGATCGCTATGCCAATGGAGCAAGTGCTTGCTCAGGCTGGTGGAGCAGTAGACATGCAAGAGCTGACCGAAGTCTACGCAGACCTCATGGACATGCCACGACTGAAATCGATTGTGAAGTTCGATCAGCCAGGCAATGAACGTCCAGGCCCAACTCCAGAACAACCGGCTCAAGCGAGTCACACAGTTCGTGAGTCTGTACGTAAGAGTGTTTCAACCGGCGGCACAGACAAAGCCAGAAGCAACGTGATGCAACAGCTACTGCAAGGTGGGCAACCTAACGAACAACAGATGGGAATGATGGGCAGAGAGAAAGCGACTTAATGAAAACCGTAATCCACGTTAACCAACATAAGATCCGATCCAACATCAAACTCGAAGATCCTGAGCCCGTGTTGACCGTGAAGAATTACAAACAAAACCGTTATGCACACGAAGTAGTCATTAAGGCAAACGGTGATGAAGTCGCACGAATCGTCTATCGACCACACAAACCGCTTTCATGCGGCGCACGATGCTGGATTGAAACAACACAGGAAGTGGAACTAATCGATGGCTAAGAAATATTACTACCGCAACAAAGACGGCGAACTCGCATGGCACGATCAACCGCTGCCTGAGTTCGGCAAAGAGAACGTCAAAAAAGCTGACAGACGTTTAGGCACAAACGCTTGGTCAACCGGCTTGGTCAGCGACGCAGCTGGAGTACACCCGAACCAAGTCAAAGAGTTTCGGGAAGACGCACAGAAACAAGGATTTACAGGAGTTTCGTTTACGGACAGCGGTGATTGTGTTTTTCACTCACGCCGTGAACGCGCACGCTATTTGAAGCACCGTGGTCTATTTGACCGCAACGGTGGTTATGGAGACTGAGATGCCAGAAGAAGTAAACGAAGAAGTACAGGAAGAAGAAATCACTCTTACTGAAGATGATTTAGCGGTCATCGATGAGGTTGAAGCAACCGACGAAGAACCGCAGGAAATAGAACAATCAGACTCTGTTGAATCAGAGCCTGAACCAGTTGTCGATGATGAACCTTCCATCGATGACGATGTGTCTGGTCAGACGTTTAATCCTGACTTGGTGGCACGAGCACAGCAGTACGGACTCGATCCGAACGGCTTTGCAAACGAAGAGCAGTTGAACTATGTAGTTGACCAATTCAACCAAGGTAATGACCAACTCTACCAATGGCAGAACTGGTATCAAAACCAACTACAGACACAACAGCCTCAGACAGCTGAGCAATACAAAACTCAGCAACCTCAATTCCGTGTGGACTTGAGTGAAGACTACGACGAGGGATTACGAACAGCGATAGATCAAATGGCTGCACAAATGCAGTCGTACTACGATCAGCAGCTCGATGTCGTCGCTCGCAGTATTCTCGATCAGCAGGATCGAATTGCCTATCAACAACAGTATGTGTCTCAAGCTGAGGCTTATCAGCAACAGCAGAACGCAGCTAGCGAGTTAGACCAATTCAACAATGCTGTATCTCGTTTAGATAACCAAGCACTCTTTGGTGATTCGTCTTATCAGGAACTTGAGCCTGGTAGCCAGCAAGCACAAAACATGGAACGCCTGTTCGATCAGGTCAACGTGTTAGCTGCCGGTTATGAAGCTCAGGGACTTCTCGTTCCTCAACAGGACGAGCTTGTGAAACAGGCATATCACACTGTGTTTGGTGAACAAATTAGTAACCAACACCGACAACGATTTAATGACCGAGCACGCCGCAACTCTCGCCGTAGACTTGGTTCAGGTGCAACGACAGCAGCTCAGCCCGAGCTTGCAGATGATGTAGATGAACTGGTTAACAGTGAAGTGCTAAAAGAGTTTTACGACTCTGCGATGTCGGACAACGGATCGTAGTCGGTCTGAATATAGGAGGGCAATTCAATGCCTTTACTTCCAGACCAGCTCGGTGATTTCGTTACCCTGACTCTCAACAACTTCAAGAAGAAGAGTTGGGTTGACTTGTCACTGGACAAACAACAACACATTTTCGCTCAGAAATTTCTGAGTGGGAAGACTCGTACACCGTATTCTGGCGGTGGACAACTTGAGTGGAAGGTTCAAACAACCAACACCGGAACGGCAAAGTTCTCTGAGCTGTACAGTGTTGACGCTACATCGGTCAAAGACCTGATGACAACGGCGAAGCAACCTTTTACCAAAGCAACTGTCAACTTCAGTTATGACGTTGATGAAGATGCTTTTCAGAGTGACCGTGAGACTATCATTCGTGAGATTGATATTCGACGACACTCTGCTTACAACGATTACTTTGAACTGATGGAAGAGGCTCTGTGGTCTGCACCTAGCAGCTCAACAGAAAGCCCACGAAGTCCATCTGGCATCCCATTCTGGGTTCAGAAGTCAGCATCGACTCCTGGCGGTGGATTCACTGGTGGCGATCCTAGCGGATTTTCCAACGGTGCAGCAGGCATCAAAGTGTCTGATGTAGGCAATTGGAAAAACTGGTCATTCAACTATAAGAGTGCCGGTTCTCGTGATGACCTCGTAGCCAAGATACGTAAGGCCATTGCTCACTGTTACTTCCAAGCTCCTAAGCAGTTCTCTGAACTAGCTGGTGGCAAGGCTGAAAGTGACCATATGTTCTACACAACTTACAGCGTAATTGCTGATTTAGAGAAGCTCATGGAAAGTCGAAATGACAACCTTGGGACTGACCTGATGAAGTACGCTGGCTCAGTTGTGATTAAAGGTAATCCAGTTGTTTGGGTTCCTTACTTAGACCAGAACGACTCCAGCAACCCTATCTATGGAATTAACCATAAAGTGCTTCAGTGGCACTACAAGAAGGGTCGTGACATGTTGTGGCATCCACCAGCGAAAGCTGCACGCCAGCATACTGTCCGGGAAGTCCACTGTGACAGTTGGGGTAACTTCATCTGCCTGAACCGCCGACGACTCTTCGTTGGCTACGTGGCCTAATTAGGAAAGGAGTTTGAATAATGGGTGACCTTTATCTCAAACCGCAACGAGGGTCAGATGCCGTTCTGCGTGGTCTGTCCCCTAACATCTGGAGTCAGTCTCCACTCACGCAACTTAGCGTTGGTGGCTTAGACGAAGGCTTTGGATTTATCGACGACTTCTTGGCATTTGACGATGCCTCGACTCGTTGGCTTTTAACTCAGGCAACAGCCGGTACTGCCGCTTGTGACGTTGCTGCTAAGGGTGGTGTGTTGCTGCTGGATTCTGCCAGCTCAACCAACAACCAAGGTGCACAACTTCAAATGGGTGGTGCAGCTGCTGCTTCCAGCTTCATTCCGAACGCTAATGCGAAAATCTATTACGAAGCTCGCATTAAGTTGGCCGACATCGGCTCAACGACTGTTCAGGCTTTTGCTGGTTTGTCTGAGATTGACTCAACGCTGTTTGCTTCAGCAGCAAACTCTTCTGCCAACCACGTTGGATACGAAGCTATCAATACGACAGCTTTGGCAATCCATAGTGAGAAGGCTGGAAGCCGTAGCTCTACCAGCGGAGTTCACACTCTCGTTGATGATGCCTACGTGAAAGTTGGGTTTGTCATTGATGGCCTGACCAAGATCACACCGTACGTCAACGGTGTGGCTAAGGACACCATCACCACGAATATTCCAATCGTGGAACTGACACCTAGCTTTGTTTGCCACAGTTCTGGAACGACTGATCCAATCATGCACATTGATTGGGTTGCTTGTTTCCAGGCTGAGCAAGTAGCTAACTAAGTCTCCTGTGCGTCAGCTCTGGCGTAGTGGCTTCGGCTGCTGCGTCAGGGCGACTCGCACTTTTCTGGGTTTAATAAATGGCTTTTGTACGAAACGAAGCAGTAACAGGATTCACCTTTGGTCTTGTTAACAAATCGACTGGTGCAGCACTAACTGGTGTTGCCAGTGCGATTGGTAAGTACGTAACCAAAGACGGTGGAACACAAGCAAGCATTGCAGGCTCTGTGGCCGAAGAAGGCAATGGTCAGTACAGCGTAAACCTAACCGCTGCGGAAATGAACGCATCGGTAGTTGGCCTGCTGTTTACACACAGTGATGCTATTCCTGTTCAGTTCACAATCAAAACGCTCGGAAGTCCGGCAGACACATCAACTGAATCGAGCCTCAGTCTCACGTATGCGGACATTCGCAAGGAGATTGGCTGGTTTCTGTTTGGTGAACGCACAAGCTCGAACTGGTCGAGTGACGAAGGCTCACAGATCGACGACATCGTGAAGTCAGGCCTTCGCAACTTCTACCACCCTGCTCCTACCCAACTGTCACCAACAGGTTACAAGTGGAGCTTCCTCGAACCAACAACAACTTTATCAACTGTCGCCAACACATCTGATTACACACTCAGTGCAGACTTTGGCGGCTTGATAGGCCAGATGACTTACTCATCCGATGACAGTCGCTGGTTCCCAATCGAAATAACTGGTGAGCATCGGATAAGAGTGTTGCGACAGCGAGATTATAGCGATCTTGCCAGTGACCCGAAGCTTGCCGCTATTCGTCCAATCAGCTCTGACGGTTCAAACGGACAGCGATTCCAGCTGATGCTTTATCCCAAACCGGATAAGGCATACACGCTTAGTTATCGCTACCACGCACTGCCTGGAAAGATTGACGCAAGCTATCCGTATCCCAAAGGTGGTGCTGCTCACGCTGAGACAATCCTTGAGTCGTGTCTGGCTATCGCTGAAGCACGGATGGACAACAACGCTGGTATTCATGCAGCTGCATTCCAAAACAGGCTCAATGCCTCAATAGCCTACGACAAGCTCATGCACACACCTGAACGCATGGGATACAACGGCGATGGCAGTGATCTGGACGCATGGAACGAACAACAAAACAGATACATGAACGGAGACGTTGTGAAGTACAACGGCTCATTCTTTACAGATACGAACCCATAGGTGAACTATGCACTGCACACCACAAAACGATGTGTTGCCCAGCATCACAGTAAGTGATGACAAGGACAACTCAGATGCGATTGTGTTCTCTGGATTTACGAAGGGAGTCGTCTTAGTTCCCAACGGTTCATCCATCACATCGCTGACGTATTGGATTTCCAGTACAGAAGACGGCACATACACACAGCTCTACAACGCTGGTAGTGCCATCTCCACAACCGTCGCTGCAAACCGAGTATTCGCACTGAACAGTGCAATCGAAGGTGCAGCTTTCCTCAAGCTGCAAGGCGATGCTGCCGGAACAGTAGACCTACATTTAATCTCTTCCTAGAAGGAACCCTTTGATGAGTGGACATAACATTCTTCAACAACTGGCTCGTGAGCCGGAAATGAACATCGTCGATCCAGGCAATGGTGGCACGATCCCCGTAGACCGCACATTAGGCATTGTGTCTATCGTGACGGCTGCATCTGAAACCCGAAAGATTGCATCTCCTGAGCGAGCTGGCATCATTCTGGCTTTGTGTCTGAAAACCGATGGTGGTGACGTAGCTATCACAGGTGCAGACAGTGAAATCCTGAACAGTGGTAACGGAACCGAAACCACAGCAACAATGGCTGACGCTGGCGACTTGCTAGTGCTTATGTCGATTGAGAAAGGCTCAGATTACATCTGGTCGCCTGTTGCTAATAACGGAGCAGCGATGAGCTAATGGCGAGATTACTGACACGGTTTGATTTGCCGTGGCCAGTCAAAGGACTCGTCGAATCAACCGGCTATGAAACACAGCCTAAAGGGACGACCGTCGATTGCCAGAATGTTCGTGCTTATGATCCAGGCACTGGCCGCTCTCGTGGTGGGCAAAGAGCTGGATTAACAAAGTACGTTAACGCTCGAACAGCTGACGGTAAGGTTCAGGACATTGGTCAGGTAGTAGCTCGTGACACACCAAGCGACCAATCAGAAGTTGGTGCTAGAACTGTTACGACCTACGCCGTGACTAATGGAACAGTGGCAAAGGTTACCAGCTCGACATTTACGACTGCTACTAATGGCAGTAGTGCATTGTCGTCTAGCGTGCCTGCCATCTATTCTGCTGAACTGTTCGGTGTGGTTTACTTTGCTGATGGTGCTTCCACAAAACAGTGGACAGCTTCAACCAACACAGTTGCTACATGGTCAGCCTCCTCTGGTTCGCTGCCGATTGATAGTTCAAACGAACCTCGTCTGATTGAGACGTGGCGTGGTCGCATTGTTTGCAGTGGTGTTAGCACTGATCCACACAACTGGTATATGTCAGCTGTGGGTGATGCTCGCAATTGGAACTACAGTCCATCTACGCCAACCGCTACGATGGCTGTCGCTGGAAACAATGCTGACGCTGGCAAAAGCCCAGACATCGTCAATGCAATGTGTCCGTATAACGACGACATTCTGCTGTTCTTCGGTGACCACAGCATCTATCAGATGACTGGTGACCCAGCTGAAGGTGGTCGTCTCGACCTTATTTCAGACACAATCGGTGCTCCATTCGGCAGACCTTACTGCAAGAGTCCTGAAGGAATTGTTTACTTCTTCGGTTCAACAGGCGGTGTCTATCAGATGCAGCCTGGTTCTCCTCCGCAGAACATTACTGAGAACGCTATTCAGGAACGAATGAACTCCTACAACGCCAACACCACGTTGGTTCGTATGGTGTGGTCTGACCGTGAGCGTGGTTTCTATGTGTTTCTGACACCGCTCGGTGGTGGAGCAACAACCAACTATTACTACGACGTTCGTAATCAGAGTTGGTGGCCGGATAAGTTCGGTAACAACTCACACAATCCTGTGTCTGTTCACACCTTTG